ATGCTTTCCAAGTCCATTGCACGAGCCCGGCCCAGCGCACCCAGAGCGCAGTATTCTCCGGTTGCCGTGACCAGTGATTCGGCTCCTAGCGTTGGCTCGGGCAAGGCGTCCAGCGCTTGCAGCATCTCGCCCAGCATCGCCTGCCCGCGCTTGCCCCGGATGGCCTGGCTCACAGCCCCGCGCCAGCGAATCAAGGCCCAGCCGTCGCAGTCGTCGCTGTATCCACTGCGGCTCATGGCTTCGCCTTGATGCCGTGGGCTGGTGCTGCACGGCGCTCAAGGCTGCTCCACGTCATTGAGTGGTGCTCTGGGTGTGGCGGCAGTGGTGGTACTTTGGTCATATTTCGTCTCTTTTCGATTGCACCATTCCATTCAGGCCAGGTCTCGGTGCTCATGCTCGCTCCATCTTAAAAACCAAGCCGCCCACCGTGGCCACGCGCGCCACCGCTTTGTCTGCCGCGCTGGTGTATTCGCGGTAGGTGAGTTCGTGCAGCTGGCGGGTGTGGGCTGCGATCAGGTCGCCCAGGGCGGTCAATTCGGCGGCGTAGCAGGCGCCTGGGTGCCATTGGTCAGCGGTGCGCCCGCATCGCGCGCCGATCGCGTCAAGTGCGGTGTTGGCGTCTTCGATGATCTCGCGCTGGCCTCGGTAGATGCCGCCATCTTCTATGGCCTGGGCCACATGGCCGGCGGTGCACAGCACCACGTACTGGTTGTACGAGACGGTGGCAGCGCGCAGGGCCTGCAGCGCGAGGCGGCAGGGCTGCAACACGCGCGCCAGCTCGGCAGGGTTCAGGCGGGTGTTGTGCATGCGGGTGGTGGTGATGCCGTCGGCGCGCTGGGTCCACTTGCGCCGGGTTGGGGGTTTGGTGCGGCCGGTCATTGCGTGTTTAATCCTGATCGTTTAGCAAGTTGGACAAATGCGACCGCAGCGCAGAGCGCCACAACACCGTTGCCGACGCACTTGAGGCGCTGGGCTCGGCTTTCGTCCATTGCGAAGGCCATCCCATCAAGTTCTCCCCGAAAAGAGGGTTCAAGCGCCGGGGCAAGCTCGGGGTGTCGATTGATGATTGCGGGCCATTCGGGGGACTGAGGGCCGGGAGCGAAGAATGGGCGGCCATGAAGCTCAGTGTTTGGCCGCGTGCTTCGGTCATGCGCTTGTTCACAAAGTCCACCCCCCCCCTGCTCGCTTCGGAAGTCCCGTGCTGCTGGTGTTGGCCACTGTGCCGTGGCACTCGGCAGCATCAGATCGCCTTTGCTGCCCGCTTGATTCGGGCCGCCCTTGGTTCCATCCGTGCCTTTGAGGGTTGGCCACTGCTGCGATTGCCCCACCAAGTCGGGCATGTTCGGCCTGTGTGTCACTGTGCCGCGCTCCGTCACATCGTGAGCTTGTGGCGTCGTCCAGTATTTCGATTGGCTCTCCAGGCCGACCGTGCGCTTCTGGCCGTTCTCCATCATCCCCTTGCTGGCCACCAGCTCCGGCGAAACATGCCCGCCGTTCGGCACATTCGGCGTCATCCATTGACTGACGCCACGCAAAGCAAAACCACCGCTCGCGCCCATGGCTGGCGCCCACGTCTGACGCGGAAAGAGTGAGCCATTCCGCGTTCCACCCGCGCTCGGCCAGCTCTCCCAAGACGCGGGCGGCTGCGCGTTCTTCGAGATCGCCCTCGGCTTCGTCCACAACGGAGGCGGTGGCAGAAGCGATGCCTGCGACGTTCTCCAGAAACAGGAACCACGCACCGCAATCGTCGGCAATGTTGAGAATGTCGAAGAACAGGCCGCTGCGTTTGCCATCGAGGCCTGCACGCTTGCCCGCCAGGCTGAGGTCTTGGCACGGGAAGCCCGCAGCGATGCCGTCCACTGCGCCTCTCCAGCGTCGAGCGTTGAAAGTGGTGAGGTCGGACCAGACAGGAGCGTCGTCCAAGCTGCCTTCTTCGCACCTTGCTGCCAAGACAGCGGCTGCGTAGGCTTCCCGTTCCACGTAGCAGACGGTGCGCAGCGCGATGCCCATGTGACTGAGCCCGGCTCGCAGTCCTTCGCCAAGCATCCCCACGCCTGCGCAGATTTCGATGGTGTGTAGAGCCATGTCAAGTTGCTTCCCCGCGAACCGCCATCCGCGCCGGCGCGTTCATGGCGGCCATGTGCTTTGTCCAGAATTCTGGCGAGCCGTTGGGCTGGGTGCTGGGGAGGTGTGGGATGTAGGTGGGGGGCGCGACGCTGACCGGGCGCAGTGCGTGCCAAGCCCACAGCGTGACGCTTTTGCTGGCCTTGTTTTTGCCAGTGGCTGCTGGGTTTGTGGCCTTGCCCGCTGCCCAGGCCAAGCCCTCAGTGCGCAGGCGCACCAGCATGGTGGTGGCGGTGGTCACGTCAACGCTTGCGCGCTGCGCAAGGTCGGCCGCGCGCATCGGCTCTTTGGACCGCTTCAGCTCCAGCCGCACGCGAGCGAGCTGCTGGGCTGCGATCGCGTTTTTCTTGGTGGGTGTGTGGTGGTAGTTGCTCATTCGGCGGCTTCCTTGCCCGACTCCTCGACGAGCACACCCTTGGTGGCGAGTTCGATGCCTTGGTCAACGGTTGCCACTGACACCGTGATGGTTGACCGTGCCGCAAAGGAGCGGGCAGCGGCTTGGTTGCCAGCGCGGATCAGGCGCTGGGTGTCGTTTTGGGTGATGAGGTAGATTCGGTCGGTCATAAGGTTCTCTCGGGTTAAAAAATCACGCTGCAACAAGCAGCTTTTGGTGGGACTGATCGAATTCGGCGATGACCTCTTTGTAGTAGGCCGTCGCGTGCTTGATCTTGTCGAAGATGCGCGCCTCTTTCTCGGCGTCGCGGTCAAACTCGATGGTGGTCACCCGCAGATGGGCGGGGATGTGGGACACCATGTGCAGTTGCATGGGCTCGTAGCCAATCAGGTGCTCGGGGGTGTCAACGAGGCAGTAATTCACCTCGGCCTGGGCGATGTCGTACAGCGCCATGTAGGCCCGAACCTGCCATTCGTACAGGCTCTCTTCGCAGTCGATGGCGAAGGCCCGGAAGGTCTTGATGGACCAGCAGGACTTGATGTCGTGAACTCGGTCGTTGGCAAAGTCAAGGCAGTCAGCCTCGCCGGTCAGGCCGTCCCGCGTCATCCGCACGGCGTTCTTCACCAGCGACAAGCCGCGCACCTGATTGAGCAGGTCGATGGACTCTTGCTCAACGGTGATGCCCTTTTCGCACTCTCGGCTGCTGAATTCAAAGTCCACCCCGAAGATGGCCTGGATCGCCATCTCGCGGATGTAGGTCTTGGCACCGACCGACAGCACCTCGGTCTTGGCTCGGGGCTCTGTCATGATTTTGCCGATGGAGCTGGCGCGGAAGAGGGGTTCAGACATGGGTGAGTTTCTTGGTGTTGATGATGTCGGCGCGGGCATTGCAAGCCGCCTTGATCTCTTGGTAAGCGGCGGCGTCCTTGCGCTTGGTGGCTTCACCACCGTGCTTGCCGAACAGGCCATCCAACTCGGGCCGGGTCTGGGCCTGGGCGATGGTTGCCAGGACGGGAGCGATCTCGAACGCTGGCTCTGATCTGGCACGGCGCGCAGCAGCGTGGCCGTCATCGTCTTCCGGGGCAATGCCACACGCGGCCATGAGGCTGTAGCGCCGGGCGTAAGTGAGGGCAGAGCCGAAGCCTTGCGGGTCGTTCTTGGCCGCTGGGATGTGCAGCTTGCCAGAACTCCAGCTCTCGCCGGACTCATGCAAGAACAGGGTTTCGACGGTCACGCCGCCTTCGCTGTCTTGGCAAGGCTGGAGCATTGCAATGCCGTTGTCGTTCAGCGCTTCGATGACCGCCTCGATGCAAGACGCCAGATCGGCATACTTGTTTTTGAGGTGCGGGTTGGCTTTGTTTTTGAGGGCAGGGCCAAAGGCTTTCTGAGCCTTGACCAAGGCGGCGGCGATGTTTTGCATGATTGATCCTTGGTGACTGGTAAACCGTAATGGTAGTCTATACAAAACAAAAAAACAAGCGCTTGGCCTGTTTTTTTTGGTTGACCGGGTAAATAATTTCTACATCTTTTTCATGCACAGCGCCAGCAACACACGCCCGAGCACCAACAAGCCGGAGGCGGCGGGGTCTTTGATGGACTGCGTTTTGTACGACGGGTTGTCGCTGATGACATCGAAGCTGCCTTCCAGGTTGCGCTGGATGCGCTTCACAAACAGCTCGTCTTCGCGCAGCAGCACATAGACCGCATCGACCTTCATCTGGGTGATGGCGGTGTCTA